GATCAGTATCCAGATTTAGATGAATAAAAATAACACTAACTTTTCAGACAAATACATTAAAGGATGGCAAAAATGAGCGCGTTAGATGATCTTAAAAAAATGCTCCAAGAAGCGCAAGACCAGCAAAATATAATTATTAAAGAACAAATTGCAGGTCAGCCAAAACCAGACACAAGTGTTGTTCAAAAAACAACTAATTATTTAAATAGCTCAGGCAAGAATGACGGCTTACCGGCAGATCCTAAAAATATTGAGTCACAAAGATGGAATGATCCACTAACTAAACAAGTAACAGGTGATTTTGTTACAAAAAAAGAAATGAATGATAGTTATGGGTTATTCTTACAACGTATTCAGCAACAGATGTCAACCATGTCAGGCGGCGGTGAAGTTAAATTAAGAATGCTTGATGATGTTGATCGTTCTACTATTGCAGATGGGCTATTTTTAAAATATCAAGCATCAACGCGCAAGTTTGTTTTTTCTAGTCAAGAACATGAAGAATCCCAAGTTGGTGCGGTAGGTGTAACTTCTTCAACATACGAGTTAAACTCTGCAGATTCATATGTCGGTGTTAATTATGCTGGAGAAGTTACTATTACATTACCTTCGGTTGATGTCGCAAACGGAAGATTAGTGTATATCAAAGACGAAAGTGGTGCTGCAGAAACAAACCCGATTGCCGTACTAGGCACAGTAGATAATGATGCCGGTGGATTTACACTACAAATCAATAACGGTTCAGTCACATTAATTTATAGAGAAGGATGGAGAATAGTATGAGTCATTTATTTAATAACAACCAAGAAATTAAAAACGACGAAGGCAATCCGATCCCCGTTGTCGGCACTACAGCAAATCCTTGGGGTAGAACAGTATTAACTGTCGACGATGATACAGTTCAACACACTTCGCGCAATCGTCGTAAAGTTTCTACATATGAAATTACAGACTTTGCTACGTTTCCGTTTAGTAAAAATGAGAACGACTTTGATGAGCAAATTACTGGAACTGCATCTTCTACACACCAGCCGTACTTAGGAATGGTTCAACTATCCGTTGGAGGTAGTGCTAGCGATGAAGTTATTCGTCAAACAAGACGAGTTCAGAGGTACTTGCCAGGCCGTACTAATGAAACATCATTTGCTGTTATTTTGGATGGAGTTGCAGCAGGTGTTAGAACAAGAGTTGGTGTATTCGATGCATATAACGGTGCTTACTTTGAACACGATGGTACTGATTACTATTGCGTGATACGTAGAAACACAGCCGGTGGTGTCGTTGAAGAACGATTTGCTAGGGCAAATTGGTCTGATGATAAGCTAGATGGCACAGGCCCTAGTGGAATTACTATTGACTTTGATATGATACAAGTGATGGTAATTGAATATGAGTGGTATGGTGCTGGTCAAGTAGAGTGGAAGTTTGTTATCAACAATAACGCATTCTCTGTTCACAAAACAAATCATGCTAACTACCATGACCATACTTGGGCATCATATGGTTCATTCCCTATTAGGTATGAATTGACTAACGTCACTGGTGCTACTGGTACTCATACAATGCTTCAAGGATCACATTCATTCTTGACAGAAGGCACAACTACTCTATTGGGTAAGCAGTTGAGTATCTCAAGTCCAACCGCTGGTTATAATCTTGCTACTGCTGGAACATTTTATCCTGTCGTGGCGATCAGATTAAAAAGTACTGCGTTGAATTCGGTGGTTCTTCCAGATGAATACGCTGCGGGCCTATTAGACAAAACCGATATGTTTGTTAGAGTTATTGAAAGACCGACAACAGTAACTGGTGGAACGTGGATAAGTGCTGGAGCAGAATCGCCATTGGAGTATAATCTCACGGCAACAAGTTACACTGGTGGCACTATTGCAAGTACAAAGTTTATTTCTGAAAAACAAATGGGCGCTGCATTAGTATTTCCAGAAAGGTCAATTACTCAGATCGGTAGAAAAACTACTACAGTAATAGGAGATACATCAGAAGTATTCTTGATTGCTGCTGCAGCAACCGATGACGCTAAAGATGCCTGGGTTTCACTCGGTTGGATTGAAGTTCGATAAACAATAGTTTTAAATAACAAACATGTCAAAATGTCACATATTCCATAAGTGACTAACGGCTATATCAAATAAGTAACCCTTGTTTACCCATTTCCATAATAAATAATATTGTAGAAACAATAAAACATTTATTAGGAAAGGGAATTCCGTGTTACACATTAACAACATTTCATCACAGTCATCCATTCTCGCAGTTGCAGCCTACAAGGTTGTAATGTTCTTTGAAAATCGTTCAGCAGCAATTGCTAAATGGAAAGAACAGCGCGAAACATTTAAATCCCTCCACAAACTAACAGACAGAGAACTGAACGACATCGGCATTAGCCGTGGTGATATTCGTTCTATTGCTAATGATACTTGGGAAGATAATAATCTTCGTGATAGATCCCCAGTACGCATGAACCCTAACATGAGAGGTTTCGTATAATGGAATTAGCTAATACACAACACGTAAGCAACCCTTTAAAAACAATTTTAAAAGTATTAAGTAAAGCAATCGTAGCAACAGGAATGTTTCTATGGGCATTTGGTGAATCAGCAGGTCGAGCAAGAGCTGCTAGTGAGTTATACCGTCAAGGGTATGTAGAAGAAGCAAGAAGATTAATGTTGGAGAGTAAATAATGACTGGTGATATAGCAACAATGGGCGCGTTAATTGGCGCAGGGTTAGCAACGTTTGGTATGGGCGGTGCAGCCATTGCAGTAGGAATGATTGTAGGAAGTGTATTAAAAGTAATGCCAAAGAAACCAGATACAGGTACAATGTTTGTAGGTGTAGCATTTGCAGAGGCATTAGGTATCTTTGCATTCTTGGTAGCCCTATTATTAATGTTCGCAATATAATGGTCGGCGAACAACATATGGAAATATCAGCACAGGTAGTGCAGAAGTTAGGTTTCTATATGTTTGTAATTATGACTTCACTTATGGTAATATGTATAGCATTTGGATTTTATGCTGTTATTCAAAAATTCAACGAACCAAACTGGAAAGAAGTATGCATCGCAAAAGGCGGTGTACCAGTACAGTTAGAGAAATCATTCTTTGACTGTAAAAAGATGTAAGAAAGAGGAAACACAATGTTTACAAGATTTTTAAAACTAATGGAATATAGAAGTTACTGTATGAGTATTCAACAGTTAAGAGATATGGGCATGCACGACAAAGCCGATGAAATCTCAGAATTCAAACACAACATGTACAAAACAAGTTAGTATATAATAACTCTTAAAAAACTTATAAATAAAAGGTAGGCATTAAGTTGTCTGCCTTTTTTGATTCAACGGAGATATATTATGGGAAGAATACGTGATAGAGGTAATGACGGCGGAAATGTTTATAGATGGCAAACATTAGCTAACTTCGTTAACACTAATGGCTGGACAAAAGGCGCAGAGCTTGGTATCCACGATGGTGTTAATTTTAAATTCTTAATTAACAATTGTCCAAAATTACATATGATTGGCGTAGACTTATACGAGGCACAGCCAGATAACGGTGGACCAGAGAAATGGACACCCGGAGAACACGGACATGCTTGGGATCATATCAAATACTATAATGATTTACGAGAGTTTGAAGAATACAATCCAGACAGAGTTGATATTATAAAAGACTATACTACTGAAGCAGCCAAGACGGTTGACGACAAGAGTTTAGATTTTGTATTTGTCGATGCTGACCATGGATACGAAGGTTGCCTAAGAGATATTAAAGCTTGGGATAGTAAAGTAAGAGATGGCGGTATTATGTTTGGGCATGATATACATTTCCCTACTGTCAAACAAGCAGTGACAGAGTTTTATGGAGAGAACTCTTGGAACGTAGAAGACGATTTTATTTGGTGGGTACAGAAGTGAATATCCCAAAGAAATTAGGTCAGATATGGGTTGGCCCTCGTCCTGCACCACTTCAATGGATGCATACTTGGCGAGACAAACATCCTGAGTGGAACTATACAATATTTACTGATGAAATGTTGCGTTCTCGTAAATGGCATAATAGTCATTTGATTGAACACTATTATAATACAGGTAAGTTCCCAGGCGTATCAGATCTTATTAGATATGAATTGTTATATGAGCATGGTGGCTTTTGGCCTGAGGCTGATATGACTTGTTTAGAAAATACAGATGAGCTATTTACATCACCAGAAAATTACGCTTATTCTTGTTATGAGAACGAAAACCTATCTACACCAAATATTCAACCAATCATGGCATGTAATCCTGAGAATGTATTCGCCAAACATGTTATTGATACACTCCATAAATTAAAACCAACTGATTTGAAACCAGAACCTTTTAGATCCACGGGTAATCTATTTTTATCTAAGCACCACCCAAGCTTTAAACACATGATAACTATATGGCCAAGCCATTATTTTATTCCGTTGTTTTATATCGGTGGTGCAAAAAGATATGATGGACCTGATAAAGTTTATGCAGACCACAAATGGGGATCCACTGGTCATGCGAATAGTATAACATATGATAAGGGTATATAATGTACATATCTCACAAATATAAATTGATATTTTTAAGAACACCAAAAACAGCAAGCAGCAGCTTATCCGAGTTCTTTATTAAAAACATTCCAGATCCTGATGCGATTTATACGCCAGTTGAGGACTCTAATATTCCAGCAACATTAAGTAAAAACATAATTGATAAGTATAAGATACACTTTAAATATTACCATTTTACATTACAGGATTTAGTTGATAATCGTATTATAACACCAATGGCTGCTATTCAATATAAATCTATTGCAGTAGTAAGAGATCCTGTTGATAGACAAAAAAGCTTTTACTATTTTTATAAAAGATGGAAAAACAAAAATGTACCACCATCAGTAGAAGAATACAATTCTTGGACAACAAGAGGCTCATTTATTGGTGAACCAAACTCTGGTATATTACAATCTGATATATTAAAGTATAACGGCGAAATCCGTGGTGAGTATTGGCTGTATGAAAATATAAACAACGATCTTAGCGCGCTTATGAGTGAATTAAATATACAAGTAACACATATGTTACCTCAACATAAAAATGATTTCAGAAAGAACCGTGATAACGAAATTTCGTTTGATGATAAAGCAATAGATAATATATTAAAATACTTTGGTGATGATGTAACTTTGTATAATGAACTTGCTGAGGAAACATACGTATGAAGGCATATATTCTAAAAATCAATACAGAGCTATCAATGGAATACGCAAAGATTGCAGCTGACTCTTGTGATAAAGTTGGATTGCCTTGGGAATATCATTTAGGATATAGTAATCAAACAGGCAAGTCAGCATTCCGAGATTTAAATATACCTGGGTTGCCAACTGAACCTTATAAGCATATTGAAAACCCATATACTGCACACAAAGCTTTTTGTTGTACCGCTGGTCATTTCGCTATATGGAAAAGAATTGCTGAAGGTACTGATAACGTAGGGGTTGTACTTGAACACGACGCTATAATGCTACAGCCAATATCAATAGAAATACCAGAAAATACTATCGTGGTATTAGGATATAAAATAACCGATCCAAATAATTACGATCACGCTTCTGCTGGTCCTCCAACCGATTTAATTAGCATTGAAGGACATGAAGGTGCACACGCCTACGCTATGACTAAGCGAACTGCTCAATTTTTGATTAAAGAATTATCTGAACAAGGTATACGAAGTGCGGTTGATAATGATTATTTTATAGTGCGCCAGCGGAGAACAGCTATCCCATTGCATATAGCATCACCAACTCCTGCCCTTGGATGGCTTAGAGAGTCAACTATATGGGGTAAATCGGCACAAGTTAACTATCAATTCATACCCTCTTTTCAAAAATATTATAAATAGATTTAAATCTAATATATTAGGATCTAAAAAAATGGTTGACGAACCACAGCAAGACATTAATGACCCAAAGAATAACGATGAAGTCGAAGCCAAACCTAAATCAAAGCCAAAAGAAAAGGCTGCTGAAAAAGGTAAAGACGGCAAGCGTAAAATTAAGAATTTTAAAGGGTTTGATGCAGGAAAATATATCGATGTTGAGCCAGTATTAAATGAAATGGCATCAACCAAACCCGCTGTTATAACTTTTGGAAGAATGAACCCAATTACAGTTGGCCATGAAAAATTGGCTAATGCAGTTGCGAGTCAAGCCAAAAACAGTGGTGGTGTTGGTTATATTTACCTTTCACAATCACAAGATAAAAACAAAAATCCATTAAGCTATAATGATAAAATTAAATATGCTCAAAAGGCGTTTGGTAAAATCGTTATTAAATCAAAAGCAAGAACTATTATTGAAGTGATGGCTGAGTTGAGTGGTAAACATAAAGATGTCATAGTAGTTGTTGGATCTGACAGAGTAAAAGAATTTGATAGATTACTAAACAAATATAATAAATCATCAGCAGGTTATATATTTAATAATATTACAGTTGTATCAGCAGGGCAACGCGATCCTGACGCCGAAGGTGTTAAGGGAATGTCTGGAACTAAAATGCGTGGGTTTGCCATGGATAATGATGTTAAGAGTTTTGCAACCGGATTACCAAGTAAATTGAAAACAACCGCAGCTGCGATATTAGCCGACGTGCGAAAGGGAATGAACATGTCAGAAGATAACGATAACGAATTTGAAAACATTGAAGATTTTGTAGAGGATACGGCAGAGCTTGACGAAGTTCTAGATCGTATGCAGCGAAGAGCTATCGGTATTAGGATGCGTAAAAACAGATTTAAAATGAAACGTGGTAGAGAAAAAGCTGCTCGACGAACTGCAACCATGGAAATTCTAAAGAAACGGGCCCGCAAACAAGCAATAAGAAATCTTAAAGACCGTTTTGCAAAAAATAAACGATATGCTGATATGTCGTCTGGTGAAAAGATTGTAATTGATAAACGTGTTGCTAAATTCTCTAAACAAAGATTAGATGCAATGGCTCGAAAGCTATTACCAAAGGTTAAAGTTAAAGAGCGCGAACGTAAACTAGCCATGAATAAATCTAAGAACGAAAGTCTAAACCTACAATTTGAAAACTTTGTAGCAGAAGCTCATAACCCAAAACATGTAAGAATGGCAGTAGGCATTGCCGCTGATAAAAAATATGGTAATAACATGTCAGGCGCATCAAAGGCTATTAATAAAATTGCTAAGGGTTTATCTGACCACCCTCAAGTTGCTGCGGTACTTAAACGTAAAAACGAAGACTTAGAAGAGAACCATATTTGGGGACAACGTCAAGGTAAACGCCCTCATATGCTTTTAGATAGAAACGGTAAAACAAAATTTGATAAACGTTTCAAAATGTATAGACCAAAACTTGATGAAAGCATTAACGAGTTTGACATTATACATATTACAGATTTAATGGAATCAACAGAGTCGTATATCAAAGAAGATGCTGCTGATAAATCTCTGGCTAAAAAATCTGAGAAATCTGGTATGCCGCAAGGTGTTTTAAAACAAGTATATAACCGTGGCGTAGCTGCGTGGAAAACTGGTCATAGACCTGGAACTACACCAGAGCAATGGGGACATGCAAGAGTTAATTCTTTTATAACCAAATCTTCTGGTACATGGGGCAAAGCTGATAAAGACTTAGCTTCCAAAGTACGCAAAGAAGAAGTTGAACTTGAAGAAAATTATAAAATTACTAAAATGTATAATCCAACAACGAAAAAATCTCGTACAGCTGGGAAGAGTACAGCAACATTCGCTGTACATACACATGATCGTAAATACTTTAAAGAGTTTCCAAATCAAAAAGATGCTCAAAACCATATGAAATCTCTTGGTAAAAAAGAAGAAGCTGAACTTGATGAAATGGATTTCTCTATTAAATCAGTAAAGAAATCTGGATTATCAAATCTTAAAAAAGCAAACAACTTTGATAAATTAAAATCAGATATTGCTAAAATGAGAGACAAACTTAATAAAGATAAAGGTCTCAAAACTGAAGCAGAGATTAATGAGCTAGACAAGGATACGCTTGCTAACTATGCTAATAAAGCAGTTAAAGATAAAGAAGATGCAAAGTATTCTAAAGATAGCGCTCAAAATTCTAAAACAGCTAATTTTACTCGTAAAATGTTAAAAAGCGATAAGGAAAGCAAAGAATGAAAAAGTTTAAAGCATTCGTAAAGGCAGGTGCTGGTGACGTAGGCACTGACGAACTCGTTAAAACTCTTAAAGATGACACTCCAATGGCAGAAGCCTGTTGGGACTCACATAAACAAGTAGGTATGAAGAAAAAAGGAAACAAAATGGTTCCTAATTGCGTACCTAAAAACGAAGATGCCGAATACGATAACGAGTTTGGCGGTTAATGTGTTACGGTTTAAACAATATATGACTGAATATACTGTTAAGTCAATGGCAAAATACCATGAAATAACAGGCACAGAATTTATTAAGCCTAAGGTTAAAGTATTAAAGTTACCAACAAAAAACGTAACTGATAATGATTTAATATATGCTCAATTAATGTATGGTCACCTAGAAAGCTATCAGTATGCGGATCTTGCATTTCCGGGTTCTACCAGAAAGACTAATACGTGGTTTAGTAAATATTCTAAAATAGCCAAAATATATGGCGAAGAAAACGACGCAGGCGACCATTTATCTGTTATGAGAAAAGTTGTTGAAATGACTAGTCAACGTAGTAAAAACTATAAATTAAATGGTAGAGAATGGAAATCTAGTAAACAAGGTAAAGCTTGGGATGCATGGGAAACTGAGCAAAGAAAAATTTATCCGGAGCAATGGCGCGATGATTAGGTTTAAGGCGCATTTAAATGAAGCGGTGGATAGACCACCTAAATGGAAAAAAGATACTAGCGATGGCGAAGGTGGTGCTCAAATTATTGAATTCCCGAAGACTAAGGTTAAGTACAGGGTTTCAAAGTTCCTTGATACTGGTGACCGTCATAAAGGTGAATGGAATGTAGAAGGCTGGGATACGCGTCGTAAGGAATGGGTATGGGATGAAACTCTCGCTCCAAAGGCTTGGGCAAAAGAGCTTTGTATATACCGAGGTCAGTTTAAACACGATCAGTACGGATCACCAATTAAAAAACAACAAATTACAGATTATAGTAAAACATTTAAATTTGACGGGCATTACTAATGAAAAGTTTTAAACAATATATTTCCGAAGGTATTAGAATTAAGTATATTCGCGACAAGAATATGGGAGTGCTTAAGATGCAGGATACTAAACAAAAATCTTGGGTTGAACTCCGTGGTAAGCCAAACTTTGAAACAAAATACGATGCTAAAGATCCGCTACACAAAGCCATAACTGCATTACGCAAATCTGTTAATGTATCTGAGCTTATGAATGGCGAGCCCGTAGGTATTAATCCAAAACATCCTGACGCTAAAAAAGCGCTCGCAGCAATAAAGAAGCTAATGAAATGAAAAGATTTAAAACATACATAAATGAAATGTTTAACAAGGTTCATCCTACGCTTAAAAAAGAATTAGGAAGCCACGGTGATCACGCTATTGGAATGGCTGGATCAGATAAAGGTGTTGCAGTATCATTTGATAGACCTAAAGATTCTAATGCTTTAAAAAAGCAAATGTCTCAACACGGTTATAAAAATGTAACCAAAACAAAAAGTGGTTTAGCTGGTCATAATCATGTATATCATTTTAGCGAAAGTGTAAATGAAGAAACTGGAGACTTAAACGAAAGTGCACTAACCGCACTTAGAGTTGCGACGAAAGCCCATTCTGGTCAAACGCGAAAAAGCGGTGGTAAATATATTGAGCATCCAAAAGAAGTTGCTCGATTTGTAAAAAAGTTTAAGAAATCAAACAATCTTTCGGCATTAGTACAGGCGGCGTATTTACACGATACTATTGAAGATACTGACACTACATATGCAGATTTAGTTAAACAGTTTGGAGCTCTTGTGGCTGACATGGTTAAAGAATTAACTACTGATAAACAAGCATCCGATGCTATTGGTAAAGGCGAGTACATTGCTAATAAAATGGCTAAGATGTCAAGTTGGTCACTAGTTATTAAACTTGCTGATAGATTAGCAAACGTGCAGGATATTGATACACGACCAGCAGCTTTCCAGAAAAAATATGCTGCAGACACTACTCTAGCAATAAAGCGTTTAAGATCTGACAGATATTTAAGTAAAACTCATAATAAAATCATTTCAGATATTGAAAAGAAAATTAAGGAATACGTATAATGAAAAGTTTTAAAACACATATTAGTGAATTATATACTATCGGACATACGAGATCCTATGATGCTGGCGCCAATCGAGCAAAGCAAAATGTAAAACATGGTTCAACTGATCCAAAGGATAAAAGATTTGGTACTAAACTCGGTGGTCAAAAAGGTGAGCATGGGGGTGCAGCATATAAAACTCCGGAAGATGCTACTAAAGGCGCTAAGGCGTTAAAGAAAGAATTTCCGGGCAGAAAATACAGTGTATATAAAATGAAAGGTGATTTCGATAAAGACACTTATCATAGCAATAAAACTGGTATGAACCATGTAAAAAAAGATACTGAAATTACTCATAAAGTAGCTCATAATGTATCAGAAGAAAAAGATCCACGTTTAAAAAGAGCTGGCGTAGCCGGTTTTAATAAAGCTAAGGGGACTCCTTCGCATTCAACTAAAAGCCATATCGTTGTTGCTAAAGATGGTGATAAGGTAAAAACAATTCGTTTTGGTGAGCAAGGTGCTTCTACTGCAGGTGATCCTAAAAAAGGTGAGTCTGATAAGATGAAAGCAAAACGTAAATCATTTAAGGCACGCCACGGTAAAAACATTGCTAAGGGTAAAATGTCAGCTGCGTATTGGGCTGATAAGGTCAAATGGTAATTTTTTTATAAATAAAGTAAATATTAAAGGAATACAGAAATGAAAAGCTTTAAAAAACATTTTAATGAAACAAAAGACACACATTGTTCAGATGAATGCTGTGGCGCTGATGTTAAAGCTGAAGATTGCGATTGTTCTGCAGATTGCCCACATTGTAACTGCAATTCAGTTAAAGAAGCAGTGGAACCAGATTTAGATGAAGCTCTATTAGGTGAAGAAAGAGAATCTTATTATAGTTCTAAGAAGCATGCTTATAAGCCAAAGAGAAAAGAGTATGATCCACATAAAGTAGCAACTCAAGCGCATTTACAACACGCGCACGACTTCCATGATGTTGAAACTGATAAAGGATACGATCGTTACCAGACATCTCGTCAAACGGTGCCTCATCACAAAGCTCAAGTAGGACACTTACATAAAGCCATGAAGGCTAATGCTACAGGTGATAAAGCTGCTTTAAAAAAGCATATGCATGATTACCATCATGGCAATGAAAATCATAAAATTAACAAATCTGGTACTTATCCGCATGCACACCATTTGCCTCATCACGGCAGTTCCAATGTAAATGAAACATTTGATCCTAAACATCCAAAGGTTATGGCTGCTCGTAAAGCGGTCAAAAGTGGTACCTACAATGGTAATGTAGACCGAAATGGTAATGCTATTGTACACATTGACGGTAAACCTCACACAGTAACTAAAGGCGATCCTGCTGCAAAGAATGAAGCACTTGATGAAATAAGTATGGACACACTATCGAGCTACAAAGATAAAGCCAAGTATAGTAGAGACAAAGCTCAGAACTCAGCAGATGCTAACTATATGAGAGGCACAAAAGGTAGTGGTGGTAAAAACGATCCGGATATTAAAACGATGCAAAAACGTGATCGCGGTAAAGAATTATACTATAGTAATATAACTAATAAGCTAAGAAAACAATTAGCGGATAAAAAAGAAGACGTTCAACTTGATGAATTATCACCTGCAACTTTAAAAAGCTATAAGAAAAAGTCATTAAAACAATACAAGCAATCAGCTAATAAAAGAATGGCTGGTGGCGGAGATTATGGATCAGCGACAAAGGCAGCGCAAGACAAGCATCAAAAGAGATTTGATAAACGCCATAAAGGCATTGGTTCAGAAATTAAACGTACAACCGATGATGATATTCACTTAAAAGATCCAAAAGGTCTTGTAAGAAAAAATCCAAAAGCAAATTCTATGACAGGCAAACCAGCTCCTTATAAAAATAGAGCTGAAAGTTTAGATGTCGATACATACGAATCAATGAACGAAGCTATTATCGACATTATTAACGAAAATAATATTACTATAGAAGAACTAGAAAATATGACTGAAGAAGAACTTCAGGAATTATTACGTACTACTGGTAAAGTTATTGGTGGAACAGCAAAGGCTGCATATGGGCTTTCAAGGCTTGCAGGAAGAGGCATTAAAGCAGTAGGAAAAGCTGCGGTGATGAATAAACAAGGTAATGTTCGTGGCACGCAGGCGGCTAAAACCGACGCAGCAAAAGCTAAAAATGACAAACTTCAGTCTACATTAGACAGTATACGAGATAAAAGAAGAGATAATGTTAAACAGAAACTTGCTATAAGAACATCTAATAGATTGAAAAGACAAATAGACAGATCTAAGGCGAAGCTGAAACAAACTCAAAATAAACCAAAACCAAGTAATTAATAAACCTCATTAAGGAGAACTACAATGGGATCATGGGCAAAACTAGATAACGCGGCATCAGCACCAAAATGGCTGTCTGCAACTGCATCTAATCCAAACAAATCAAACGATAAAGATAACGCAGTTTTCGTTTCTGACGAAGAAGCAGCATTAGCATCTAACCGAGCAAAAGGTCTTACAGGACCGGGTTGGTGGTCATATCACACAGCTAACAGCCGTCACTTTGCGGAATGTTTAGTACCAATGAAGGGCGGAACATGTGCAAACGCTGATGTTGGTGACTTAGGTGTTAGTGGTACAGGCGACGATGCAGTAGCTGAAGATACATAAAACATTATGATATTAACAGAATCAACCTTTCTGTTATTTGCTTCGAAGTATTACGACAATCCAAATTGTACCGATACCGTCGAATTTTATGAGGACTTGAAGAGATTTCAGTATTTACGTAAACTATTTGGTAGATACAAACAAGATAATGATTTGAAAGAAAGGCTGATTCTGAATCACTTGATCGTTATATATAATATCTTTGGACCAGAAGCAACTAACATGCTTTTTATGAAACTACATGAATACCACGAATTTTTAAAACCATTTGTGGTATATTTAAACTTTATGCCTAGCGTCGTTTCTTACGACGAATATGTCATACATAAAGATAGTATAGAATCAGATAAATACATTAGCGAACTGCTAAAAGGAATATAAACATGGTTGTAGATCTATTTATGGTATACCAATTTATCCGTCGTCTAGCAACTCCATTTGAAAAGTGGGATGCATATAAAGAAGGCATTATTGATAAAGATGGTAAAGTACTAATTAAATCAAAAGATTTAAATACTAAAAAACAACGTGCCGCATGGCGTATCTTTGATCGTATGATTGCTAACCTGAAGAAATTACTCGCCAAAGTCCCAGGTGGTAGTTCAAAACTAGCATCATATGCAGCTGCTCTCTTTTTGATTAGAGAATATAAAGCATTTACTGATGAGGATATGTTTTTAAACGAAGATATTACTGATAACCAATTAGATGAATCAATGGTATTATTTTCTAGTAGATATAACTATTATAACACACTTGCAGAGAATGTCAATAGAAAAAATGAAGCTTTCGGCAGAGCAAGATTTAAACAGCAGTTAGCTAAACGCGGAATGGATGTTGATAAGATCCACAATCAAAACGTTAAAGATGCCGAAGCTGCAAAGAAAAGACGAGAAAGAGCATCATCTGATTTAAAATCATTTAGACAAAAGAATAACATTGATGCAAAACCAGAAATACAAGAAGAGCCAGTAAATAATGTTGGTGGCGGAAATATAGCTGGTATGGATGGCGGTCATATGTCTAAAGCAGGGCAAAAGAAATGGACGTCAGGTAATAAGAGTTCAAAAAAGAAAAGACTAAGAGATATTATGGGAGACAATAAATGATTACTTTAGAACAATTTAGTGCAATGATTCCTTCAAATAAAGAACCAGAGCTTTGGTATGAATCAGCGGTTCCAATGTTTGAAAAATATGAAATCAATACAAATAACCGCGTTGCTGGCTTTATGGCACAGTGCGCGCATGAGTCGTTAGACTTTACAAGATTAGTAGAAAACCTTAATTATTCAGAAAAGGCTTTGAACTCAGTGTTCGGCCGTTATTTTGGAAAAGGAAAACGTGATGCAAAAGAATATGCAAGAGACCAAGAAAAAATCGCAAACTATGTCTACCAAGATGAGTTTAGGTCCAAACGAGGAGCCTTGGGAAACGTTAATCCCGGCGATGGCTGGCTCTTTAGGGGTCGAGGTATCAAGCAGCTTACAGGCAGAAATAATTACACACAATTCGCAAATACGGTTGACTTAACGGCCGAGGAAGCTGCAGAGTATGTATCAACACCAACGGGTGCTATTGAGTCTGCATGTTGGTTTTGGGCTACAAACAAATTAGAAAAGTTTGCTGACAAGGGCGATAATAAAGGATTGACTAAAAAGATTAACGGTGGTACTATTGGTTTAGAAGACCGTAATCGTCGCTGGGATGAAGCGTTAGCAATCCTTGGCGGTAAAGCACCAGCCCCTAAGAAAACATCTACAAATGCAGTACGTACTCTACGTAAAGGTATGCAAGGTGATGATGTTAAAAAGATGCAAAAGGCTATTGGCGTAACAGCTGATGGTGATTTTGGATTTGGAACTCTTACTGCTGTTAAAAAATGGCAAAATGTAAATGGATTGGTTGCTGACGGTATCGTAGGACCATCTACACAATCCAAAATGTTTAAATAGATAAATAGAATATAATAATACTGAATTTAACAAAAAGGAGATAGCAATGTCTTTAGAAAAAATTATCAAAGAAGCGTTGGACAAAAATCCATTAGAAATGAAAGACGCATTCGCAGAAGAAATGCAAACTCGTATCGCTGCTGCTTTAGAAGAAAAATACAAATCAGCATTAGCTGAGGATCTTGAAGAAGCAAAAGACGACGATGATGAAGACAAAGATGAAGATGATGACGACGACGATGACGACGACGATGATGATTCTGACTCGGACGATGATAAAATCGGCGCTGACATGAAAAAACTAAACGCATCTTGTACAAAAACAGAAATGTACGGCAAGATGAAAGAAAAGTATGGCTGCGATAAAGCTAAATTTGAAGGCTTATACGCATCATATTGCTCAAAGTAATAGGGTGATAACATGGCGAAATTATATCTATTAATTATCGTATGCGGACTATTTGCAGGTATAGGATATGGCGCCAAACAGTATTATGATTGGTCTGAGGAAACAATAAGTGTTCTTCGGACCAATAATGTTAAACTGGTATCTGCAGCCGAAACATTACAAAATACCGTAGACACCATGGTTGCTGACGCACAACGTAACGAAACATTAAACCAAAATCTTACGAAACAATTAGCAGAGTCGCGTGAGTATTTAAATACATTGCGTAACAAGTTTGCTCGCATTGATTTAGATATGGAAGCTTTAACTGACCCTGTAGATTTAGAAGAAAGAGTACAGAATGCAGTTAACAGACTTATTGACGAAATCGCTAAAGATACTACTCCTCCTTCCGATGCTGATGATACTAACAGCGTGTCTGAGCCAGCCGGAACCGGTAGTAGTAACTCAGACTGAATATCAAAAACAAAACATTCCTATACAAGCAAGACCCCCACTTGTTGATTTTCCACCAATGGAATGGATGATTATTACTGAAGATAACCTTGATGAAAAAGTAAATGAACTCAAATCAAAATCAGGTAACTTCGTAGTGTTTGCCGTTAGTTCAAAAGGTTATGAAAACCTTGCTATTGGAATCGGTGAATTGCGCCGATATATAAATGAACAAAAAGCGATAATTGTTTACTATGAAGAGGCTTTGGCAGATAAATAATAGTGACAAATTATATTATTTCTAGTGTGATTAAATTATAATCATGGAGTTGGCCACTAGCCTCCGTTATCAAAAGGCACACACGATTGGAATAATATTTTGGCCACTGAGAAAAATTGGGAAACCGATATTCGCTTGATTCAGAGCGATATTAAACAAATTCAAAAGTTCTTTAACAAGGTTGAAACATCAATGGATGTTATGGTTGACCTTAGTAAGAATGTTGCTGTTCAGTCAGAAGTGATTGCTTTTACTAAAGAAAAGCTCGAAGAAATTGAAAGAACAGTTGACGAAACTAGGCGTAATGAAGATTTACGTTTACAAGTATTGAGCGATAGGTTAGAAGAGTACAGACGGTCGTCACGTGGAGACCATGAAAAACTTGCGCAGCACAACGCTGAAAAACGAGCTATGAGTAATAAAGAAATACTTGAAAAGCTTGAAGTAATGGAGCGTGGCTTGCATTCTCGTATAAACGAACAAACAAAAAAGATTTCAACATTAGAAAACTGGCGTTACTATATTATGGGTGTAAGTGGTGTTATTATGTTTTTCTTTGCAAAGTGGTCGTGGCCGGACATGTTTAGTTGACATACAATTAAATCTGTGATATACTAAATTAACCGTTGACATTATCTGCTTATATGTTATAATGGTTATATTCAATATGGAAAGTATATAATGGTAGATTTTGTTGATATTCAGTATGCGCAGATGTTATCTGGTAGACTCGATAATTTTAAAATACGTAACACAAATCCTTATAAAATTAATTTTCGGTGTCCTATTTGTGGTGACTCACAAAAGAGCCGATCTAAGGCCCGTGGATGGCTGTTGGAACGTGATAATAAGTTCTCCTACTATTGCCATAACTGCGGTGCTTCTCAGGGCTTCTCGTTCTTTCTAAAGGGCCAAGATCAGCAATTATACAATGATTATATTGCTGATAAGTTTGTAGGTAAAGCCAACAATACTATCAAGGATACCAAAGAAAAAGCTGTTGACGATAGTAAATTTAAAACAAAAGCGCCCGCATTTAATAAAACAAATCCCCTTTCCAAGATTAAAAAGATTAGTCAATTAAAGTTTGACCATCCAGTTAAACGTTATATTGAACAACGTAAAATACCTACGAGCCACCATTATCGTTTGTACTATGCTCCTAAGTTTAAAACATGGATCAACAGTATTATACCAGATAAATTTCCAAACTTTAAAAAAGATGAGCCACGTTTAATCATACCATTCCTTGATGAAAGTGGTAATTGCTTTGGTGTATCAGCTCGTGGATTTGATCCTGATGGAATTAGATATATAACTATATTGTTTGAAGAAAGGCCGAAGATTTTTGGTTTAGATAAAGTTGATTTCAGTCAGCCTTATTATATTGTTGAAGGTGCTATTGATAGTATGTTCCTTGAAAATGCTATTTCTATGAATGGTGCTGAAGGCAATGGTAACTCTGCTAGTGAAAATGCGATATACGTATTTGATGCAGAGCCACGTAATAAGGAAATTTGCGATCGCATGGAAAAAGTAATTAAAGCTGGTTATAAAGTTTGTATATGGCCAGAAAACGTTCCTGCGAAAGACATCAACGATATCTACATGAAAGGGTTTGATCCAGAAAAAATGATAGAAGAAAATATCTACCAAGGTTTGGTAGCTGAATTGAAATTTGCTAATTGGAGGAAATCGTGAACTTACTCAATTTAAAACCAGAATTAATAGAAAACATAATTAAAACACTTGAACCGTCGAAAGATAAAGAATGGCTTGAGCTACAGTTTAAAGAACAGCAAACAGGTGGCGCATGGAAAGCCCGCCTCCGAGAACAAGGATACGTAATATGAAAGCTAGACTAATTGCCTACTCACAGCCAGTAAAAGGTGAAGTTATTGGATTAGATGATGTACAAGATTTGATTGCGTATTGCGCAAGAGTGTCAAATCCGTCAAACCAGTTGAACCAAGAAACGGCGCCTAAGCTACTTAATTACTTGGCAAAACATTCTCATTGGTCTCCATTTGAAATGGCTAACGCTACATTGGAAATTGAAACAACTCGCGATATTGCACGTCAGATGCTACGTCACCGTTCATTTGCCTTCCAAGAGTTTAGTCAACGCTATGCTGATATTCGTGACTTAGATAATAAAATGGTTGTTCGTAAAGCTCGATTACAAGATCCAAAAAATCGCCAAAACAGTGTTATGACTGATGATGTAGCACTGCACATGGCTTGGGAAGTTCATCAACGTGGTGTATGGCAGGAAGCTATGAAATCATATGCATGGGCTATTGAAAATGGTATTGCAAAAGAACAGGCTCGTGCTATCTTACCTGAAGGTAATACACCAAGTCGTTTATATATGCAAGGTTCTATTCGTTCATGGATCCATTATATTGAATTACGTTCGTCTAATGGAACACAACAAGAACATATGGATATTGCTATCGCCTGCGCCGAAGCTATTACAAAAATCTTTCCGTCTATGGAAAATTTTATTGAAAAATAATGTTTCCAAAAATAATTTATTTTTATTGACATTTGCGTCAATATATGGTATAGTAAGTTATAAATACAGCTACCAGTTGACTCCAGCGGTCAATGAATATCCAATTAGAATAAGCAATGTAGTGCCCTTTGGGTACCACTTTGTTTACACACATTAACATATAAAGAGGCGCCAAGGATGTTAGAAAATACCCAACCAATTTCCAATGTAATAGAATTACCTAGACTAGTTAGTTATGTAACTAAAAGGAACGGAACCACGAAGGATTTCGACAAAGATAAAATTACGTTTGCAGTAGATAAAGCAATGAAAGGTATTGGAATCAGAAGTAAAAACTTATCAAGTGAAATTACTTCAGAGGTAGTTGAAGCTATCAACAATGAATCAACTGATGTTATCGTAGACGTTGATACTATTCACAAGACAGTTGAAAATGTTATTATGGATATGGGATTACACGATTTGGCGCGTGAATATATCTTGTTTCGTTATAACAATAAACCTGACATTTTTCGTAAACGTGCAGCGTTAAAGCCATATGAGTACCCACAATTAGTTGAATACACTGATGCTATTCGACATTCATATTGGGTACATACAGAGTTCAATTACTCTTCAGATATCCAAGATATGAAAGTTAAAATGTCAGAACCAGAAGTTGAAATCGTAAAGAAAGCTATGTTGGCTATTTCTCAGATTGAGGTCGCGGTTAAAACATTTTGGGCAAAGATTGGCGATCGTTTCCCTAAGCCAGAAGTAGCAGCAGTAGGAATTACATTTGGCGAATCAGAAGTACGTCATGCTGATGCGTATTCAAATCTAATTGAAATAATGGGTCTTAACGAAGAGTTTGAAAAGGTAGTTGAAGTACCGGCTATGAAAAAGCGTATTGCTTACCTTGAGCAATCAATTGGTGCCCCAGCAGATGATAAAGACTATTTCCACAAAATTATTCTATTCTCTATGTTTGTGGAAAACGTTTCATTGTTTAGCCAATTCCTTATTATGATGGCTTTCAATAAACATAAGAATGTACTCAAAGGTATTTCAAACGCCGTTGAAGCTACATCAAAAGAAGAAGATATTCACGCTCGTTTTGGTTTTGAACTAGTGAATATTATTAGAGAAGAAAACCCGGATTGGTTCGACAAAGACAGTAACGCAGAAGTTAATCGTCTATGTCGCGACGCATTCAAAGCAGAGTCTGCAATCGTTGATTGGATTTATGGCGACCACGATTTAGACTTTTTACCAAAAGCAACAGTGAAAGAATTCCTAAAGCATCGTTTCAATCAATCGTTGAAAGCTATTGATATGAAGCCTTTATATGAGGTAGACGAAGAGGCGGTCGCAAGTACTGACTGGTTTGTAGAAGAAATCCTGAGTACCAAAAATGTTGACTTTTTCGTCAAGCGTTCAACCGCTTATTCAAAGAAAACCAAGGCCTTCACCGAGGATGACCTTTTTTAGAAAGATATATTATGAGAAAATACAAAAAATTCTATTGGCTAAATGATGACTCCAAGACATTCTTGTCACGAGGTTATCTAGCAGAAAAAGAAAAGCCACAAGACAGAATACGTTTTATTGCTGATAAAGCTGAATGGTATTTAAAGGACATGGCAAAGACAAAAACAGGTAAAGCCAACTACGATGGCTTTGCTGATAAATTTTATGACTATATGAGTCGTGGATTTTATTCATTAGCATCACCTATTTGGGCTAACTATGGTAAAGAACGAGGTTTACCAGTATCATGTTTTGGTTCGTACATTGATGATAGTATGCAAGCCATTTTGTTTGGTCATGCCGAAAATGGTATGTTAATGAAAAACGGTGGTGGTACATCAGGTTACTTTGGTGCAATCAGGCATCGTGGTGCTGGTATCAGAGACTCAGGTGAGTCTTCAGGTTCAGTACACTTCATGCAGATGTATGATACATTGGCGTCAGTTGTATCTCAAGGTTCAGTACGTCGTGGTTTCTTTGCTGCATACCAAGATATTGAACATCCAGATGCTGATGAGTTTTTAGATATTGGTACAGAAGGTAATCCTATACAAGGGTTGACAACTGGTATCAATGTTAGTAATAAATTCATTGATGAAATGAAAGCTGGAGATCCTGATAAGCGTAGACTATGGGCAAAGGTACTACAACGTCGTTCTGAAATTGGTTTCCCTTATATTCTGTTTTCAGATAACGTAAACGATGGTCGACCACAAGTATATAAAGATAAGGATATGAGAGTACACGCTTCAAATATGTGTGCTGAAATTGCATTACCATCTTCACATGAAGAAACATTCACATGCGTATTATCATCGCTTAATGTTTTACATTGGGACGAGATTAAAGACACAGATGCAATTGAAACATTGACTATGTTCCTTGACACAGTATGTGAAGAATTTGTTCGTAAAACAGCTGGTCAAATCTACATGAAACGTGCGCGTGATTTTGCTATGAAACACCGTGCTCTTGGCGCTGGTATTTTAGGATGGCATTCTCATTTACAATCTAAAATGATTTCATTTGAGTCAAAAGAAGCTGCTCAGTTAAACCTCGAAATTGCTAAAACAATGCAGGAAAAATCATACGAGGCTTCTCGTCAGATGGCCAAAACATTAGGTGAACCAGAATTACTTGAAGGTTATGGAATGCGTAATACTACAACGATGGCTATTGCTCCTACCAAATCATCAAGCTTTATTCTTGGCCAAGTATCTCAATCTATTGAACCAGAATTTTCCAACGCTTATGTTAAAGATTTAGCTAAAATGAAAGTTACTATTCGTAATCCATATTTAAAAGAATTATTAATAGCAAAAGAAAAAGATACACCAGACGTATGGGAGTCAATCAAAAATAGAGATGGCTCAGTTCAACACCTTGAGTTCTTAACTGAAGAAGAACGTTCAGTATTTAAAACATTCTCAGAAATTAGTCCAAATACTATTATTGACCAAGCTGCTATTCGACAAGAATACATTGACCAATCTCAAAGTTTAAACCTGATGCTTGACCCAGATATGACAGTTAAAGATATTAACGCACTATATCTATATGCAAATGAGATGGGTGTGAAAAGTTTATATTACGCTTACTCAATGTCAGCAGCTCAATCGTTAACTCGTAAACGCGTTTCTATGGGCGCAGATTGCGCGGCATGTGAAGCTTAAATTATGAACTATTTGAAATATTTTGAAAATACAGTTAAAGAATTTAAAGCCGATGGCAGATACAGAGTCTTTAACGATATACTTAGAGAGCGAGGGGTTTTCCCTCGCTCAATCTGGTACGGTAAGTATGGGCCAAAAAATATAGTAAATTGGTGCTCAAACGACTACTTAGGTATGGGACAAAACCAATATGTTATAGATGCTATGCATACAGCTCTAGATCAAACTGGTGCTGGCTCAGGAGGTACTCGCAATATTGGCGGTACATCACATTACCACGTTACACTAGAACGCACTTTGTCTAAACTCCACAATACAGAAGCAGCTCTGGTATTTACTAGCGCGTATGTTGCGAATGAATGGTCACTTATTGCTTTATCTAAAATTATACCAGACTTATGTTTTATTTCTGACAGTAAAAACCATGCCTCAATTATTATGGGTATGGTAAACAGCAGAGCAGAAAAACTAATATTTGAACATAATGATATGGCTGATTTAGAGAAGAAACTTAAACTGGCTATCAAACGTAAACTTAATCCTGTAATTGTATTTGAGTCAATATATTCAATGGATGGAGATGTATCACCTATAAAATCTATAATTGATCTGGCGTATAAATATAAGGCAATGACTTATATAGATGAAGTTCATGCAGTAGGTCTTTATGGTAAAACCGGCGCTGGGTACTGTGAAGAGCTAAACTTATATTCTGATAGTATCGACATCATCAACGGTACATTAGGCAAAGCATACGGCGTCCAAGGAGGTTACATTGCAGGTAATCAAACAATTATTGACGCTATTAGATCGACTGCCAGTGGCTTCATATTCACTACCAGTATGTCACCAGTCATATGTGCTGGGGCTCTCGCCAGTATAAATTATCTAAAGGATCACAATTCCCTTAGAGAAAAACATCAAGAACGTGTTGCCAAACTCAAAGGCATGCTTATTGATGCAGGAATAAACATTCATCCGAACGCTTGTACTCACATTCTACCAGTGATGGTCAATGATGCGTTTAAATGCAAAGAAGCTTCGGATAGATTGATAAACGAATTCGGTATATACATACAACCGATTAATTCTCCAACAGTGGAGCAAGGTACAGAGCGATTACGTATCGCACCTACTCCATACCATACCGATATAATGATGGTAGAATTAGTCGAAGCTCTGAAAGAAGTATTAAAATGAATCAATTAGAAAATGCTTTTTTCAGCAAAAAGGAAAATATTATGGTTAAGATTAAAAAAGCCTTTTGGTTTGTACTAGGCATCCTCTTGGTAGGCGTTGCCTATCTTGGTGTAATACTGCCCGGACTACCATGGAGTACACCTATTTTAGGGGCAACGTTTTGCTTTGCCAAGTCCTCCGACCGTTTACACAACTGGATTATGAACCATCCGAGGTTTGGTCCGTTTGTTAAAAACTGGTCAAAACTAAGAGTTTACCCTCAAAAAGCAAAATACTTAATGGTTGCAGTAATGTCAACATCATTAGGATTTATGTTCTTTGGAACAGGAAATGTAAAAGCAACATTATACATGTTTATTACATTCGCATTAATCGTTATTTGGGCATGGCGTTACCCAGGTAGTAAAGCGGAAGCAGAACGTCGACTTGAAGCTGGTGAAAAAATTGGCTGGTTAAAGAACAAGGAAAAGAAATGAAAACACTTACAAGTACTATTATCGCATCACTTATGGCATCAGGTGCCATGGCTGGTGGACACGATCAAACAGAAGCAAAAGACGGTCCTTTTATTAATGGTACATTTGAAATCTACATTGACGATACGAATACGGAAGGTCATGTTGATACACGATTTGAAGCAGTAGGCGGATATGAAACAGAACTTGAGCACCCATTCGCGGATTGGGCTGGATTTTCTGCTAAGTTTGATACTAACTATGCATTAGATCGTACATTAGATAATACAATTACTGAGAAACAAATGGGTCTTGGTATTGGTGGTGCGAGATTGTATATTGGTGAAACAGACGTACAACGTTTAGGTTTTGCTAAGACATCAAAAATTGGTGCACCAGTTATTATTACGAAAAAGAACTCGCGTATTGACCACCAAGAAAAGATTGCTCTTACATTTGGTGGATGGGGATATAACGATGAGTTTGCATTCAACAGTTATCGTTTACAAAGAGATATGCCATACGCTGGTGTAGTCGCTTGGGATCCAGAAACAAAAGCAATGTATTACGGTGTAACAGCTCGTGCAAAAATTGTTGACGTATCATATATGCAAATTGATACACAAGACGGTGAAACGCAAAAAGGTATGTCAATCGGTACATCTTTACATCGAATGGGTATTCCAATCGGTCTAGGATATGAGCAATGGGAAGATAAAGAAAATACTCGTAAAGATTATGGTATTATGTATAACTATAGTAAAGAATTAATGTTTACTGCGCATAATGTAACGGATGATGATTTAGGATTTACATATAACTATATCGCAGCTATCCATACAAAAGGTCCAGTTGAACTAGGTCTTTATTACCATAATGATAAAGTACAAGTAAATCCATGGACTCGCCAAACATCGAACATTGAAGATAGTGTAAAGGCAACAATTAAATATAAATTTTAATTATAAATAAACTTAACAAGCCTCTCAGTTCGCTGGGAGGCTCTTACACTATGATTTTGATGAAGGAGATATTATGTCAAAAAGAATTCTGATTACCGGCGGTGGTGGTTTTATCGCGCACCACTTAATTAACCAAGTACTTAAACAAACCGACTGGGAAATTATTACAGTTGACCGTTTGGATTATAGCGGTAATTTAAACAGATTACATGATCTCTTACAAGAACGTACTGCAGAAGAACGCAAACGTCTTCGTACAATTTTCCACGATTTAAAAGCTGAATTTAATCCAATGCTCGTTGCAGATATTGGACCAATTGATATTGTAGCTCACTTGGCTGCAGGTTCACACGTAGATCGTTCTATTGATTTTCCAATGGAATTTGTTATGGATAATGTTGTTGGTACATGTAACATTTTAGAGTTTGCCCGTAAACAAGAAAACCTTGAACGCTTCCTATATTTCTCAACTGATGAAGTATTTGGACCAGCGCCAGAAGGTGTTAACTATGATGAATACGATCGCTATAATTCAACTAATCCGTACTCGGCTTCAAAGGCTGGTGCTGAAGAACTTTGTGTAGCCTATCAAAACTCTTATGATATGCCAATTTATATTACACATACTATGAATGTATTTGGCGAAAGACAGCATCCCGAGAAATTTATTCCTATGACTATTCGTAATGTACGAGATGGTGGTAAGGTAACAATCCATAGTGATGCGTCAAAAACAATCCCAGGATCTCGTCATTATATCCATGCCGAAGATGTGGCAGATGCAACACTGTTTCTATTAGAACACGAAGGTACATTAAACATTACCAACAACGCTGGCGTTAAATGTCCAAAGTTTAATATCTGTGGTGCAACTGAATTGAATAACCTAGAGTTAGCTCAAATGATTGCTGATGCTCAAGGTAAGCCACTTAATTATGAGTTTATGGATTTCCATAGTTCTCGACCTGGGCATGATTTACGATATGCTTTAAGTGGTAATAGAATGAAAGAAATGGGATGGGAACCAAAGCCAGTACAAGAACGTATTGCTGAGGTAGTTAATTGGACATTAGACAACAGAAGGTGGTTAGACATATGAGTTTCGTACAATTTATAGAAGGCGAATATAATAACGCCAAGAATACATTTTCCGATATTAACGAGCATCTTGAGTTGCTATTTAATTTAGGAATGGAATGTGAACATATTACAGAGATGGGAGTGCGTGATGGTCAAAGTACCAAAGCATTCCTTAATACCAATGCAGCTTTGAGATCATATGATATTGAATTGAACTGGGAAGTAAGTGAGTTATTTAAACGAGCTAAAACCGTAGGTAAAGATGTTGTATACGAAAAGGCAAACGTACTAAATATTGATATAGAACAAACTGATTTACTCTTTATTGATACATGGCACTCTGGTTCACAATTAAAACGTGAGCTAGCAATGCATGGTAATAAAGCAAATAAGTTCCTTGTTTTCCATGATACTCAAACATATGGCTGCAGAGATGAAAAAGAAAACTGGAGAGATTTCGCTGATAAACGACCAATGCCTAATGAAGGTTTAATTGGACCAATCGTTAACTTTGTTATTAACAATCCTGAGTGGAGATTTAAAGAATTCCGAACTAATAATAACGGACTTACTGTACTTGAGAGGACCAAGTAATGATTGTTGATTGCTTTCCATTTTTTGCTCCTACTGGAGTTGAACTCTTAAAACTTAGGGTTAATCTTTTAAAAGATGTAGTGGATAAGTTTATTATTGTTGAGTCTAATAAAACACACAGCGGTAAACCAGTTGAACGTAAATTTTTAGAGATTGCACGTCAACAAGGTTTGCCAATGGAAAGGATCCATTATGTTGAACATGACATCGCTGAACAAGAAGACTTAGAAATATTAAAAGTTGATAGAATTAATGCTGGAGCAAATAGAGATAGTGAAAACTCTTTATATGCTAGAGTACGTGAACGTCTACAAAAAGATGCTGTCATGCAAGCAATGGATAACTTTAATGACGATGATGTATTCATATATGGTGATGCAGATGAAATCATTAAACCAGAGAATGTTAAATGGGTTGCTCAGATGTGTAGAGGTAATCCTGAAATTATTCTTAAAATACCATTGGCGTATTTACAAGGGCGCGCAGATTTAAGAGCATTTAATACTGATGGCAGCCATGTAGTTTGGTGGAAAGCCATGTTCTTTGCAACTAAAAAACAAATTATGGAAACATCTGTAAATAGAATACGATGTGGCGCCATGCATTACCCTGTTCGATGGCCGACACACCAAAATAAAATCATTCAGGATATGGGTTGGCACTTTGCATGGATGGGTGGAGCTGAAACTCGTAAAGTTAAAGCCGACTCTTTTGCACATGCCTATGACTCATTTAAATGGATGGAAGATATTAGAGGTTATAGTGAATATTCCAAACTTGACGAGAGTTTAATGGAAGAGGGACCAGCGCCAGACGGAAATAATACTCATATCTTAAAAAGATTTCCAATTAATAAATTACCAGAGTTAGCACTTAACGATCCTGAGATTAGAGAATTCCTATTACCTACAACCAAATTAGATAAAGACTTTCAATTTAATAAGTGTAATTGCTTTTGGTGTCAAAAGCTTAAGTTCCCGTTAATGTATAACCTTGATGGTAAACAAAATTGGTTTGAAATACCAAGAAGTTGTAGTGTAACCGTTAAAGAAACATTCCCAGATCGTAAACAAGTGTTTAGAGATACTGACGAATATGATGATGCAAGAGGTAGACCACTTGTTGTTTACTCAGATCCTGTTGAAAGGTTCGTTTCGTGTATTAATGCTTATGTTACTGAAAAGCAAAGGTATTACCATTATGGTGAAGATATATTTGCTACATTTGGTGTTGAACTGAGTAAATGTACTAAACAGGAAAAGATTGATTACTTCTTTGCAAATTTACATAAAATTGGTTCAGCACATCAATTACACCATTTCCATCCACAAGCATTGTTTATTGATATAGATAAATTTGTTGGATTTACAGTAATTAAAAAACATGATGTATGCAGCCATTTTGGAATAACACATAAGCTAAATCAAACTAAAAAAGAAATAACTGAAAAAGATTTTAGTAAAGAGCAAATCGAGTTTATTAAAAACGTTTATAAAGTAGACTATGACTTTTACGAGAAGTACGGCAATGAAGGTCCATAAAGGTGCGGCAAGTATAGACATTCTTAGATTAGAGATTAAAGAACTAAACAAAGATATAAATGCATGTTATAATGAAATGGATACATTACGAAATCAAAATATGATGCTACTCGAAGTATTAACAGATCTGACTGGTGACGAAAGTTATTGGTCAGATCAAGCCAAAGCATCAGGTTTAGTTTTTAAACTAACAAACGTTTTAACTCAAATAAAAAGTAACTTTGGCCATAATTAGCTATTGACATTTAGTATAGAATCGGTTATATTAGAATCAACAAATATAACATTGAGGCTAAATTATGAAAATTAAAACGGCAATTTGCGCACTTCTTATCAATACGACTGCCTTCGGCGGGTTCATTTATACGGGCTCCAAACTGAACGCTCAGGACCTCCAAGATACATTAATTGAGTTTCACTCAAAAGAGCTCGAGTGTATGGCTCTAAACATCTATTACGAGACCAGAGCAGCCTCTCTGATTGATGCAATATCAGTATCTGATGTGGTATTAAATCGTGTTGAAAGTTCGCGTTATCCTTCAACTGTTTGTGATGTAGTACATGACGGTTATAAGCCTGGTCGTAAGACATGTCAGTTCTCTTGGTATTGCGATGGCAAATCAGATGTACCACAAGATGATGAATCTTGGGAAAAGTCACGTAAACATGCTCGTGATATGTATGTACATAGAGAACATCGTGGCATTACAGAAAGCGCAACACATTATCATGCTACATACGTATCCCCTTATTGGGCACCGTCTATGCATAGAGTAGCACGTATGGGTTCACACATCTTTTATAGAGAAGACTAATATGGTACAGATTAAAGCATATTGGAAGGACAAAAAAGTTAATAAATACTTCGCATGCAGTATTGATGCGCAAGAATATCGAGAATGGCTTGATGCAAGATATGCTAAAGTCATTTGGATAAATCATTAAGGAGACTTAAATGTCAGATGAACGTTATGTAGTAACGACCGTCATTTCAACACACAGAATGCGTTATGCTATTCCTGTCAGTGCACTAGAAAAAGATGGTGAGTTGCCAACAATCCCAGAAGCTATTGAATGGACGAACGACTCAGTAACTATGGAAGAAGTAAAAGAATTTTCTCAGCATTGGATGGGCGAGAATATCGTTGATACATTTGTGTTAGATGAAGAACGTGTTATTCAATTATTTGATAGAGATAATCCTCATGTAGCTAATATGACTAAAGAAGAAAAACTTAAACAAATCCATAATTGGAAAGAAAAAACAAAATGAACATCGTAATATGCGGACACGGTTTTGTTGGTAAGGCTCACGGATTAGTATTATCATCAAACCACGATATTAAAGTATGGGATCCAAATTTAGGATATAAAGATAAATCAGTATTTAAAAATGCTGATGCTGTTATCATTGCAGTGGCAACACCAGAAGGTGAAGATGGTGAATGCAATATGAGAAATGTATATGATTGCGCAGAATTATGCGATAAAGAAACTCCTGTGTTAATAAAATCAACCATAAGCCTCGAAGGTTGGAGATTACTAAAGGTCCGACCTAATGCTGACAAATTAACTTTTTCACCAGAGTATTTACGGGCAGCCCATGCATTTGAAGATTTTAAAAGCCATACATCAATTTCTATAGGTGGTGGTGATACTAGCTTTTGGATTGATATATTGTCAAATTCGTTAGGTGTACGTGTTGATATTAAAGATCCTGAGGTTTTAATTTTAACTAAATGTTTTCGTAATGCATTCTTAGCAACAAAGGTAGCTTTCTTTAATCAAATATATGATATGGCAAAAAGAGCAGATGTTGATCCTGCTGAAGTATTAATGAATGTAAGCGATGATCCTCGTATTGGTAAAAGCCATACATATGTTAATGAAGACGACCGTGGCTTTGGTGGACATTGTTTTCCTAAAGATACGAGTGCTATTGTACATAGTGCAAATAAATCAGGCTATGATTTGAGTTTAATAAATGAAGCAGTTAGATATAATAAAGGAATACGTGAATGAGTAAAATAGAATATAATGATGTCTGCCAAATGACTAGTACCCTTACAGATGTATCAGTTGAGGTTGAGGCAGATAACATGAAGCCTGGAATTTCCTTTGAAGCTTGGGTAGCAAATCAACGAATTAAGTTGCGTTGGAATGGTAAGATATATGTTGGCAGAGTAGCCAATATGGAATTTACATCCATGGGCCCTAAAGAATTATGATTGTTGGTTTTACAGCATCTGCATTTGATTTGCTCCATGCAGGTCATGTTCAAATGTTGCGCGAAGCAAAAAGCCAATGTGACTATTTGATATGTGGATTGCAAACAGATCCAAGCTTAGATAGAAAAGAAAAGAATAAACCAATCCAAACTGTAGTTGAGCGATATACGCAGCTTAAGGCATTATCATATGTTGATGAAATTATTCCATATAACACTGAGGAAGACTTAAAAGACTTGTTGACATTATATGCAATTGATGTTAGAATATTAGGAGTGGAATATAAAACTCAAGAGTTTACTGGTAAGGATATATGCCAAAAGCGTGGCATTGATTTATATTTTAATAAAAGGGATCACCGGTTCAGTACGAGTGATCTAAGAAAGAGAGTTTGTAATGACTGAAGGACCATTTAAAAGCGCATTTGAATCAGACGTTGATGGCGTTATTCGTAGAGAAATTGTAACATATCGTATGAAAGGTGATGTAATGATTAAAGAAACAGCAACACGAGATTATTATAAATCTGGTGATTACCATGATAGTGTTTCAACTCAACCATTGGTGTCGCGATGATAGAAGCACGTATACCATATGATGTAAATAAAGTTATGCAAGAAGACTTAAAACTAATTGATGTTATACAAGTATTGGCTAACGAGGAAACAAATCCTATTGCTAAAAAGACATTGCGAAAAGTAATTAGTAGGCTTATTAATTTAACCAGTAAAGCACATACTCGTGGTCATTGGACTGGAAGTGAGTAAATTAGCTATTGACATTCCTTGTATTTTTGTTTATAATAGAATCAGTAAACAAAGGAATACATGATGGTAAGTCATATTTGGTCAATAGTAGTTATCACCTTAATGGAAGGCGATGTACATAACTATTCATATATTAAAGATTACGAAGATCGTTTTACATGCGAAATAAATAAAGCTGTGTTTGAAACACATTTTGGTCCATTTGCTGATAACGAAAAAGTAAGGTGCTTAATTAAATCGTGAACAAAATATTAGGTCTAAGCGAAGGATTTCACGACGCTGGCGCCACGTTAATCCAAAACGGTAAAATATTATCAGCTACCCATGCTGAAAGAATAAGTCGTGTTAAAAATGATAGATGGTTACATTATACCCAAATAGAATATGCTGATACCACTGCCTTTTACGAAAAGGATTGGTTAAAAAGAACACGCCAAATATATGCTAGACAACCTTATGCAAAGCCACGTATTAAAACAGATGTTTCTTTTTACCATCACCAGTCTCATGCCGCGGCAGGTTTCTATACATCAAAATTTGACGAATGTAACATATTAGTCGTTGACGCTATTGGTGAATGGGATACTATTTCTATTTGGAAAGGCTTTACTAAAAACAACAAACCAAAAATGAAAAAGATTAAATCATTTAAATATCCATACTCAATTGGATTGTTTTATTCAGCAATTACAAAGTACATTGGTTTAAGACCGATGGAAGATGAATATATAACAATGGGTATGGCTGGTTATGGTGATCCTACTGATTCGTTATTAATGGAAAATATACTAAAGAATGTTAATTGTCATAAAGGTTTACCTGACCTACCAGAGTTACGTCATATAAGTAAAGAAGATATGGCTGCCTCTGCTCAAAGTGTTATTGAACGTGAACTTACTAAATTGGTATTAAACCATTGCCCTTCACGTAATCTTGTTATGATGGGTGGTGTGGCTCTTAATTGTGTTGCTAATAGTAAAATAGCAGGACTAGGTAAAAATATTTGGATTATGCCAAACCCAGGTGATTGTGGATCGTCTCTTGGTGCAGCTGCGTTAGCGTATGGTAAAAAATTAAAATGGGTTGATCCATACCTTGGAACGGATATAAAAAATGATATTAAAATTAAAGAAGTTGTTAAGCATCTTATTGACCATAGTTATTGTGGTATTGCAAATGGTCGTAGTGAGTTTGGCCCTCGTGCCCTTGGCAATCGTAGCCTTATCGCTGACCCTAGACGAGATATTAAGGACACTATTAATCAAGTTAAACGGCGACAACAATTTCGACCCTTTGGACCTGCGATCTTGGAAGAATACGCTGATGAATATTTCAAAGGACCAATGAACGAATATATGCAATTCGTAGCAAAAGCAAAACATGATTATAAATCAGTAACACATGTTGATGGCACTTCTCGAGTTCAAATAGTTAAACCGGATTGTAAATCAGTTATACGACCTATCCTTGAAGAATGGTATGAGCAAACAGGATGCCCAATGTTATTAAATACAAGTTTAAACATCAAAGGTCAGCCAATGGTTGATACTTGGGAAGATGCATTATCATTTCAAAAGGAATATAATGTCAAAGTCTTCTAAGTATATTTTAGCTGCTGGGTGTAGTTTTACTGATCCTAATTTTAAATCTAGGCCGCACCCAGATATGGATACATCCTTTCCTAAATGGCCTGAGATATTAGGAGAGTATTTAGATTTAAAAGCAATAAATCTTGGATTTTCCGGCACATCAAACGAATACATTACTAATAATGTAACACAACACATATTAAAGAACCACAAAAAGATAGAGTTAGTTGCGATAGGATGGACAGAAATACAAAGATTTACACTTTATAACGAGTTATCGTTTAATCCAAATACTATATTATTCCGTCCTGATGCACCACAACGTTTCCATAACGAATCTGCAAGAGAGCTTTACAGGTACATATATGACGAGTATTTGATTTCTCACTCTTATAATATTTCTGACCCTGCAAAATGGAATACGCCAACTCACGAAAACTTATTTACATGGCAGGTAAGAATGTGGTTCAACCAAATGTTTCAAATACAAGAAATGTGTAAATTATATGATATTAAGTTTGTAATGGCACCATTATGTGGTTCTATAGAAATAGGAAGATACCGGCAATCATTAAATATGATTAAAGGTGTTTTTAATTTTACGTATGAACAGTGGGCTATGATGTATGAGAAAATTAATGAACTATACGATTTAGATCCAAAGCATTATTGGGGTTACCCGTTTCTAAAGGCACTAGACGGCGATATTATGGCTCAGAATATTAATGTTAAGGAATACCGAATATCAAATGAAGATGTGCATCCTAATGCAAATGGCCACGAATGGATAGCGAGAGAATTTTATGAGTTATATGAAAAAGTTTATTCTTAAACTAAAATTTAAATACAGAATATTTAAAATGCGTTTTAAGAAATCAGAAATTAAACGTGATGATGATAAAGGATTTATATATGAAGATGAATAGATATATTTTTGATGTTGATGGTACACTTACGCCAAGCCGACAAAAAATGGATCCCAAGTTTAAACATTTCTTTTTAAAGTTTATGGAAACCCATAAGGTATGGTTGGTAACAGGATCTGACTATGCTAAAACAAAAGAACAACTTGGCGCAGACATTACTGAAAATGTAGTTACATGTTATAATTGCAGTGGATCTGAAACAAGACATCATGGTAAAATTGTTAATGCTTCGAGTTGGACATTACCTGACGATGCACGATCGTGGCTTGATATGCAGCTTTTATTATCAGAATTTAAATTGCGTACAGGTAATCATATCGAGGAACGTCGTGGCTGTATTAATTATAGTATCGTTGGTAGGAACGCTACGTTTAAAGAACGCAATACATATATTGAATACGATAAGAAAAATAGAGAAAGAAGTAATTTAGCTAATACGTTTAATTACATTTTTGGTAAAGAATCATTAGGTCTCCACGCAGCGATTGGCGGTGAGACTGGTTTGGATATATATCCTATAGGTAAAGATAAATCGCAAATACTTGAAGACTTCAACGAAGATGATAACATACATTTCTTTGGAGATAAAATGGATATGAGTGGCAATGATTATCCACTAGCAGTAGCAAATAAAGCAGGAACCAATCACCACGTAAAAGATTGGCAGCACACATTTAAAATATTGAGGAGTTTATAAATGTTTACAATAGAAATGGATTGGGATGAAACAGCAATCACAGTCTTAGACCAAACAGGCGAAAATGAAGATGTACAATTTTTAATTTATGACGATGTGGCTTACATACGCCAATTTGATAATGATACAAATAGGTTTAGTGTAATTACAATGTCGCCAGATCAAATTGGAGAAATTATCGCATCAATGAACTTGCCGGAAGGCGCATATTTAATGGGAGAAAGATAATGATTTTAATATACGGAACACCTACCTGTGGTTTTTGTTTAAGAGCTAAAAAGTTAGCAGCACGTTACGATTTACCACATGAATATAAAGATATTACATACTCTGCAAATAGAGATGAAATGATTAAACGACTCGGTAAAGAAGCCAAAACAGTTCCTCAGATTTTTTGGTATGGTAAACATATTGGTGGTTATAATGAATTTGCCTCAGAAATAGAAAATACTCGTAGTGGTGGAGACGGCGACTTAAATTAATTTGAAATTAAATCAAATTAACTATTGACATTTGATATAGAATCGGTTATATTAGTATTAACAAATATAAAAGGAATCATTAAATGCATAAGATACTATCAACTAAAGTTGGTTTAATCGCTGAAATCTTATTATTCAACTGTGAGTCAACATGGGATACAGTAAAACCATCGCTTGAAAAACAGTCAATTTCAGAACTTAAGGATCATCTATTTTACGATCTTACTGAGGGTACTATGTACACATACTCATATTCAAATGAGTTAGCATTATGAGTACTTTTTCAACTGAAATATTTTCAGATCTTCATAAAGATGCGTTTGGTTACCGTCCTCAAAGCGACCATCCTTTTTATTCTTCAAGTGACGATGATAAACAGTCTTGCTGGGATTACACAGTTAAGCAATTGGAAATCCGTGAGCTTGAAGAAAAAGAAGCTGAGGATGAAGCCGTTAAGCAATTTAAGATAGATATGTTTAGTATCAACTTAATGGATACAAATGTGCAGGCTTTGGCTCGAATGGTAGATGTTAATACTCTAGAGCATGACCAAGCTATCGAACATTGGGTATGGTCCTTTGGTATCTTGTTTACTCCATTCGGTAAAGAAATTGTTGAAACTTTAAAAAATATGAAATTAACTCAAGTTAGCTATTGACATTCTCAATAGAATAGGTTATATTAGAATCAACAAACAAGGAATATAACATGTCTTACCAAATGACTAATCTAAATACAGACCAATTCATCACTTCAGATGTTGTCTTTTCGTTTCAAAAAGCAATTGCAGATAAGTTCAACATGTCATATAACTTTGGCACAACATACTTTTGGAATTTCGTTTCAGCTGATATGCATATGGATCTTTCAAAAAAATATGATAGCACATACATTGATGAGTCTTTTGACTTCTTGGTTGAGTGTGAAATTGAAGATCGTATGGTCGAAATGTATGATGGGATTGAATAAATGAGTATGCATATGATACGTGGTGTTCAAGTCCACGGAAAGATGAAAAAGAAACTAACACCAAAGGATCGTTTGGCTGCTATCGAGCACGAGAAGTTCCTTAAGAAAATGGGTGTTGGTAAAACTAAAGCTCGGAATACAAATACTATTCCAGATTACGCATCTAAAAATAAAACACCTCTCAGCAATAAGGTTGCTGAGCACGGTCCAGCTCGAGAAAGCACTCAATATACTGGTGATTATATTATAGGTATTGGACAGATGCATAAGTCTAATGGTGTTCCTATTACACGTAAAGAGGATGCTGTTGCTATAGCAAACATGAGGAGATGATATGAAAACAACATGGGTAGATCCACCTAAAGGATGGGCATATGGTTTTCCAAAGGCTTTACCAAATCCGCTGCCACAACCTTGGAGTTTAACTCTTTGGTTGATTTCAGAAGGTTATCCAGAAATTGAACTAGCAAAGTTTGGCGATTTCTTTCAATACGTAAGGCAATGGGAAGTAGATGATGAATCGTAATAACCCTTATACCGATGTAACTCGAGTTGAAGTTATAGACAATAACGGACGCTCATATGTTAAGTATGATGTGGTTGCAACTTCTACTTCATTGCAAGATGATGGTAAAACTTTAAAAATATTCGTTACCTTTGAAGAAGAAGAGGAAATCTGTATAGATTGATAAATAACTCTATTACTATGGAGTTATTAAATGTGGCACTACAAAGGTGAGGAATTCACCTCAGAAATGATTGGTGATTATATTGGATTTGTTTATATAATCACTGATGGTTCCAACGATAGAAAATATATCGGTAAAAAGATTTTCAAATCAAAAAGAAAACTTCCACCTCTTAAAGGCAAAACCCGCAAGAGGACCAAAATAGTTGAGTCAGATTGGATGAAATATTATGGTTCATCAGAAGAAGTTAAACTTATGGTTGAGGAAAAAGGCGTAGATAACTTTTACCGAGAAATAATCCACCTTTGTGATAAAAAAGGCGAAATGGGTTACCTCGAACTTTACGAGCAAATAACACGCCATGCTCTATTAGATGATTCATATTATAATGGTATATGCCAAGCCAAAATCCATCGTAGCCACGTTAAAGGATTAAAATGGCTTATGGATGAAAATAACTATTGACATTTCCCTACAATTGGTTTATATTAGTATTAATAAGGAATCAATCTATGGAGCATATTATGATTATCAAACGTTCATCAGCATATAGCGGTAAAGTCCGCCAAAAGAATATCCCTGTAGATCCACAGGATTGGGCCATGTATCAAGGTGGCTTTGGATCTATACATGAGGTTATGCCTTATCTTACAAACGAAGACCGCGAATTTATTTTGTCAGGTATGGTACCGTCAGAATGGACAGAGGCCTGTGCAGAAATCAATGCAATCGTGGAAGATACTTTTGCATGATAGTTTTGTTTAATGGTCCTCCTCGGTCAGGTAAAGATGCCGCAGCCGATTACTTTAAAGATAAAGGTTGGAAACATCTCTCGTTCAAATATCAATTGTACAAAGAAACAGCAAGATACTTTGATGTTGATTACGATTGGTTTATGGAACGTTATGATGATCGTAGTGTAAAAGAAGTTCCACATATGGATCTTGGTCATATGTCATGCCGTGAAGCTATGATATACGTATCAGAAATAATAGTAAAACCTAAACGTGGTTTGGATTACTTTGGTAACCAAGTTGCTAATGAAATTGATTTGAATAAAAATTACGCAATTTCTGACGGTGGCTTTGTTGACGAACTCATACCGATTATAAATAAAATTGGAGATAACAATTTCGTACTTGTTCAGTTAACTCGAGATGGTTGTGATTATTCAACAGACTCTCGTAGATATTTTGATGGCGATGTCCAACAGGAATATATAAATTCCCATCGTACAGAAATAAACAAAAAGTATGTGTTACCTCATAAGTTTAACGTAAAGACTTATCGGATTCACAACAATTCATCTATTGAATCATTTTATTCGGTGTTAGAGCAAATACATAAGAAAGAGTTTTATGGAAAAGGATCGCAAAGCAGAGCAGCCTAAAGCGGCAAAGAAACCAATATTTTATGAAAACCCCTACGATATAGAAACATTTTTTGAAGGTATGAATATAGCAATGAACCATGGAAAAGAATTCCAATACGTTGATAGATTTATTACTCATATGCGAATAGATCCATTACAAGACACTGCTGACATATCGTTTAAGGTTTTAAGCCACGATTTAAAATTATTAGAATACACTGAATAAGTATAAATAAAACTGTTGAAAATGAAAAGGAATACATTATGGAAATCAACAAAGAAACTACAATCGCACAATTAGTCGCAGGCCCATGTGACGTAGTGTTTACAAAGAAAAACGGTGATAAGCGCGAAATGCGTTGTACACTAGAAGCTTCAATGCTTCCTCCTCAGCTTCCACTTGAGGAAGGTCAGGAAAAACAAACACGTAAAGTTAACCCAGATGTTCTAGCAGTCTTTGATCTTGAAGCACAAGGCTGGCGTTCATTCCGATGGGATAGCCTACAATCAGTTAATACATAATTTGGAGCTTAATAAATGAGTATGATTCATAAAGGTCATATTGTCGAAACAGAACTGTCTAAGAACTCAAAAGGCGGAACTGAAATGATGCGAAAACGCGTACTCGACAATGTTGATTTTGACTTGCTATCAAACGCAGCAATTCATTTTTCACGTCCAAGGGAAATCCCTAATGACGTTAAACTAAATATTTTATATTGCCACGATCTCGCTGAAGATCCAGAAAATGCTGTTCTAAAGGATGGTGGTTGGGAAACGTTCGACCATTTTGTTTTCGTAACACAGTGGCAACGGGATCAATACATTACATATTATGGATTACCATACTCAAAATGTACAGTGATTCCAAACGCGGTAGAGAAAGAATTTTTGGCACCAGAGGATATGAGTCATACAGGTAAAGTACGATTTATCTACCACACAACTCCACATCGTGGATTGGAATTACTATATCCAATCTTTGACGAACTAAGTAAACATCACGACAATATCCATCTCGATGTCTATTCATCATTTGCTATATATGGTTGGGCACAAAGAGATGATCCATATGTCGGTTTATTTACAGAAATTCATAACCATCCAAATATGACGTATCATGGATCAGTTCCAAATGCTCAAATTATCAAAGCGTTGGAAACTGCAGATGTATTCTTATATCCAAACATTTGGAAAGAAACGTCATGTATTGCTCTTATTGAAGCAATTAAATCTGGTGTGTTATGTATCCATCCAAACTATGGTGCTTTAACAGAAGTATCTCAAGGTCAAACATTAATGTATGATTATAGTGAGGATAACAATACGAATGCAAACGCTGCCTATAGTATTGCTGACCAAGTGTTAAACACTCAAAAGGAAGATAACGAATTCCTTAAGCGTTTCACTACATCGGACCGTGCATTCTTATCTAAAAACAGCATCCCAATTTTTGCAAATAGTTGGAACAAACTATTAAAGGAACTTAATGGCTGATATTATAGAATTTCCAAAGGACAAACAAAATGGCCCACCTCAATCTAAAGAAGAAGTCGCTGAAAAGTTACTTGAATTTAAATTGGGTCACGCAGACCAGATTGCAGAAGTCCTTTGGCAATATGTATTAACTGAGCTTATTAGAGCTGGATGTATATTTGGCGTAGACGAAGCAGCGGAGCAAAATAAACACTTCCCTGCGATGGTCTTGGTCTTAGAGGCAATCAAATCACTTCACCTGTCAACTTATGGGATACATCATCCTTTACAAGACTTTGCTGCAGATTCAATTAATATTGATGATTATAGTGAAGAACGTGAAATAACAGTTGACATTGACGAAGATATAGATTAAGATAGATCTATAAATTAAATTATAACAGAGAATCAAAATGGCTATATTAGTAGACTACAATCAGGTTATCTTAGCCTCGCTGTTCGCGAGTATTGGTAACCACCACAACATTGAAATAGACGAGAATATTATTCGTCACATGTTTTTAAATTCAATACGACATAATCGCAAAAAGTTTCATAAAGACTTTGGTGAAATCGTAATTTGCGCTGATGGTAAAAATACATGGCGCAGAGAAGCATATGCTTATTATAAAGGTAATCGCAAAAAATCACGCGACGAGTCTGATTTAGATTGGAATAACCTTTTTAGTATTATGAATACTATTCGTGATGAGCTCCGAGAGCACTTCCCATATAAAGTAATTCATATTGACCATTGCGAAGCCGATGATATTATCGGTACCATTTGCCATGACGAAGGCACTGAACTAAATATGGGATCAGAACAATACCTAGTTTTGTCAGCTGATAAAGATTTTATTCAGCTTCAAACATATGCCAACGTTCAACAATTTGATCCAATTCGTAAACGTTGGATTAAAAACGATAATCCATCTATGTACCTTGAAGAACATATTTTAAAAGGTGATACTGGTGATGGTGTACCAAATATCTTATCACCAGATAATTGTTTAGCAATTGGGCAGAGACAAAAACCAATGACTCAGAAACGTCTTGCTCAATATAAAGGTGGTACAGATGAAATGGACGAGGAAACATTACGTCGTTTTCATAGAAACAAAATGATGATTGACCTTACACAAATTCCTCAAAAATACCAAGAGCAAATTCGTTCTGAATTTAACAAAGAAAAAGACGTTGGACGGTCTCAATTGTTTAACTTCTTTATTCAAAAGAAACTTAAAAACTTAGTTACAGACATACAGGATTTCTAATGGCAATACGCAGATCAATTTCAGAAATAATTAACCACTGCTCTACAATTAAAAGTAAGAGTGAAAAGGTCGCATGGTTACAGGAGAACACTTCTCAGCCACTGCAGGTTGTGCTAAAGAATATATATGATAGTAGGGTTGAATTTTTAATACCTGATACACCTCCACCTTGGACTCTTAATGAGTTTGAGAACGAGGCAAAATCACTATTATTTAGAGAAGCTCGTCGACTTAATATTTTTATTAAAGGTGGAGGATATGATAACTTAAACACGATTAAACGTGAACAACTATTCATTAGTTTACTTGAGGATGTGGATAATGATGATGCCAAACTATTGGCTAATCACATGATTTCTCATACTCCAATAAAAGGTTTAACTAAAGCAGTAGTAAATGAAGCTTTTCCAAATTTAATAGAAGAATAGGTCTATGGCAAAAACATTTAAAAAATTTCGTGAAGATTACGACGAATGGGACGAAGTAGGTGACGATGATGTATCGTTGAAAGAGCAACGCCTCAAAAATCGCAGAGATCGTAAGCGAAATAAACGAGAAGAAAAGAATAAAACTTTTGATGAAAAAGTTGAAATTAAACGAAAATAACTATTGACATTTGATGTCGAATCGGTTATATTGATTCTATAAGGTAAAACAAAAGGAATCAATACTATGGGTACTTCATCAATGATCGGTTATATTAAAGAAGACGGCACGGTAGCTGCTACATATTGTCACTATGATGGTTATGTAGAGTATAACGGTCGTCTTCTTTTAGATTCATATAACACACCAGAAAGAGCAATGGAAGTTGCTAAAACTGGTTACATTTCTGGTCTAAAAGAAGACTTGGAAATTTCTAAATCAGAAGCTGTTCACAAAGAAGAACCTTCAGTATTTGATACCTCTTTAAATTTTATCAACGATGGCGACACAACACATGGCGCTCAGTATCTTTACCTTTTTGATGGTGAAGACTGGTTGATTGCTTCAACTGAAAACTTAGAAAATCGTAAGTGGTCATTAGTTGAAGATAATTTGAATTAAAATCAAATTAGCTATTGACATTGCTAATAGAATCGGTTATAATGTATATATCAAATGAAAACAAATAGGAATAATAAAATGACAAAGACAATTACAAAATTCGACAAACCAACACTTCGCAATCTTCGCATTGAAATGCAAGCATTGCTTGAGGCATATGGCGTTGAAACTAATTTGGAAATCTCAGTAGGAAACATGAGTTTCTCAGATGCTGAAGTCAATATTAAAGTCCAAGCAAAAGTAAAAGGTGCAGTTACTATGACTGACCGAATTCTTCAAATGGAAGTTGATCGTCTTGGTCTAAAAATGGTAAACTTTGCAGGTGATAAACTTGTAGAGTATAAAACACGAGCTCAAAAATACTCATTCGTATATGAGTCTCACGGAAAATTGTATAAGACTGACGAACGTGGTGTCGTAGCTAGGTTTGCAGCATAATAAGAAAGAATATAATATGAAATTAAACGAAAAATTAATACTTGTAGATTGTGATGGGGTATTGCTTGATTGGCAATACTCTTTCTATAAATGGATGGCTGAACGTGGCTATACTCCAGTCACTGACGGTGTTTATGACATGGGTAAAGTGTTTGACATGTCATACGATGAAGCCAAACAAATGTGTGAATACTTTAATTGTTCAGCTGCAATTGGTTGGTTAACACCTTTCCGAGATGCCGTAAAATATGTACGTAAGTTACATGAGGATCATGGATTTGTATTCCATTGTATCACATCGTTATCTACAGATAAATACGCTGGTAAACTACGAACTAAAAACCTCGAAGCAATCTTCGGTAAAAAGGTTTTTGAAGAAGTAATTTGCTTAGAGTGTGGAGGCGATAAAGACGAAGCTTTAGAACCATACCGTGATAGTGGCTGCTTCTGGGTAGAAGATAAGGAAGAAAATGCCGATCTTGGTCTAGAACTTGGTTTAAACTCTGTCTTAATCCAACACGAACATAATAAAGATTATCGAGGAAATGCAATTAAAGTTGCAAATTGGCGCGAAATCTATGAACTGATATTATAAATATAACCATGGAAGGAAGTTTAATTGCCCAGTTATACTTTTAAGAATATTGAAACAGATGAAATTTTTGACTCGATCATGTCTATGGCCGAGAGGGAAACTTTCCTTACAGACAACCCTAACATAACACAATTAGTTGGAAGGCCACCATCAATCGGTGACCCTATCCGTCTTGGCTTGAGAAAACCCGACGACGGATTTCGCGATGTACTAAGAAATGTTCAACATCATCACAAAAAGGATAACATCAATACTTGGTAGTATCCACTAGGAGGTTTCATGGCAAAACAGCGCAAATTATCCCGCAAGGAAAAACGCAGAATAGAACGAGATCAGGATCATATGATGGGTATTTTAAACAATAAGTTTTCAATACGCAAAATAAAACCACTCACGCCCTCACAGGCAGATTTATTCGAGTCGTATAACGAAGGATATAATTTAGCAGCCATCGGAACAGCAGGTACAGGAAAAACAATGTGTGCTACATACTTGGCACTCAATGATGTACTACAGAAAGGAGAGTATGAAAAAGTCGTCATAATACGATCTGCAGTTCAGACTAGAGAGCAAGGTTTTATGCCGGGCACTCAGGCACAGAAAGAAGCGGTATTTGAAGCACCATATACCGATATCGTAAACGATCTATTCGATAGAAAAGATGCATATAATCTAATGAAATCAAAAGGAATGATTGAGTTTAAAACTTCGTCATTTGTCAGAGGATTAACCTTTGATAACGCAATCATAATCGTAGATGAATGTCAGTCAATGACTTATCACGAGCTTGATAGTATTATTACAAGAGTAGGACAATCATCAAAAATTATATTTTGTGGAGACACGAAACAAGATGATTTAGCAACAAACAGAAATCGAGCTGATATTACAGGACTACACGATTTCCTTAAAGTCTTATATGCAATACCGTCTTTTGACGTCGTAAGATTTGGGATTAATGACATTGTTCGCTCCGGATTAGTAAAGGAGTACATTATGGCGAAAGAACAAATACTCGAATATGTGGCATAAATACATATAAATAAACTAAATAGAATGCCTTGGATTAGTTCTGAGGCATTTTTAGTAAAGGGAACAAAATGCCAGAAGTTTCAACAACTGCGCATAGACATATCGGTCATGCATCACCAACGCCTAATCCGGCTCATCGTACAAACTATAAAGCCTCGCAATCAGCTGTGACGGTAGAAGGCAATGATGTTATCAGGCAAGGTGATTCAACGGGATGCGGAGATCCAGTTGTTGGGTATTCAAGTAAAGTATTTGTTGGTGGTAAAGGTGTTCATCGTAAAGGTGACGCTACTGGAGGTCATGGATCTTGGCCTGCAAATGCATCATCAGAAGGATCAAGTAAGGTAAACGCAGGTGGCTAATCCAGACTATGCTACACTGTTACCGTTAATTGCGGCTGAAACAGATCCAGTAATTAAGCAGCAATTAATAGACCAATGTTACCAGTTTTTTGTTCCACTTACTGATGCTGAAAGAGAATTATTTGAATATTCAAGCTTTGATTATGTAGAAGATACTCCAGGATATGTAAACGCAAACGCGTCTTTACCATATGTTACAGTAGGTTACGTAGCAAACGGATATATTACTAGTACAGAACTGGCTGCAGCTGAACCATATGTTATTGAGAATTATGTGATAGAAGGTTATATAAATATAGAAAACGGAATTGGTATAACTAATGAAAGCGGCTGGTCTGCTTATGTTGGCGTATACTACAATGATAACGGGGAAACGACATAATGGCAATTACTAAACGCGGCGAAAAGGGTAGTGCTTTAACATACGACGAAATGGACGATAACTTTGATGCTATCACGCCACAGACAAGTCCAACTGGAGCAGTTAAAATCCCCGCCGGTACAACAGGCCAGAGACCAACTGGTGAAGAAGGCCATTTACGATTTAACACTGCATCACAACAATTTGAAGGATTTCAAGGAACTACTTGGTCAAGCATTGGTGGTGCTGGAGGCGGTGGCGGTGGAAGCCCAGGCGCGCAAGGTATTCAAGGTACTGATGGTAATGCTGGTCCTTCAGGAAACCCAGGTTTACAAGGTTCAACAGGTGACCCAGGGCTTGAAGGAGATCCAGGTCCACAAGGTATTACTGGTGGCGCTGGTGATGAAGGCCAACAAGGCGACCCAGGGATCCAAGGTCCAGCTGGTTCTGTTCAAGGTTTGCAAGGTACTATTGGTACTCAGGGATTTATAGGTACTGGTATTCAAGGTACAACTGGTGCAGGTACTGATGGAGACGAAGGTGCTCAAGGTATCCAAGGTTCAGCCGGTTCTACACAGGGTACTCAGGGTTTAAGAGGACCAGATGGTTCTGACGGTTTTGGTGCCCAAGGTGTAACCGGTTTACAAGGCGCTGCAGGTTCAGTTCAAGGTTTACAAGGTACTGTTGGTCCAGCAGGGTTTGGCTCACAAGGTATTCAAGGCATCCAAGGTATTGAAGGTCAACAAGGCGAAGACGGCGAACAGGGTTTACAAGGTAACGATGGAGCAGGTTCTCAAGGTACTACTGGTTTCCAAGGCTTCCAAGGTACCGAAGGATTTCAAGGTAATGATGGTTTTGGATTACAAGGTTTACAAGGTCAACTTGGCAACGATGGACCACAAGGTGTGCAAGGTAACTTCGGTTTACAAGGTACAACTGGCGTAGGTGCTGACGGTGTCCAAGGTATTATTGGTGTACAAGGTTTTCCTGGAGATGTTCAAGGTGTTCAAGGTGAAATTGGTGCCGGTCAACAAGGTACACAAGGTATTCTTGGGCCTATTGGTATACAAGGAAACTTTGGTCCAGAACTTCAAGGTGTTCAAGGTCAAGCTGGTTCAACGCAGGGTATTACTGGTGAACAAGGTGATGAAGGTGCACAGGGTACCCAAGGATTTATAGGTCCGTCATTACAGGGTGAGCAAGGTTTACAAGGTCAACCTGGGGTTGATGCAGCCGGTTTCCAAGGTGCTCAAGGCTTATTAGGTTTCCAAGGTACGCAAGGTTTTCAAGGACCAACTGCGTTCCAAGGTGTACAAGGATTTGGTGGACCAGGCGCGGTTGGTGTACAAGGTATTCAAGGCTTACAAGGATTTGTTGGTGAACAAGGTGATGACGGTATTGGTATACAAGGTACGTTTGGTATCCAAGGTACACAAGGTTTACGAGGAGAAACAGGATCTGAAGGTCCGGGTGGTTCTGGCGGTATTCAGGGTACGCAAGGTACACAAGGTGTTCAAGGTGTTTCCGAAGCTGGTACTCAAGGTATCCAAGGTTTACAATCCGTTCAAGGTTTGCAAGGTACAACGAGCCCAAATCCGCTGTTTGCTGCTAATGAAGATACTCCTACTGCTCAACCTGTAGCAACGGGTTCAAACGCAATTGCGCTAGGCGACTCATCAGATGCTTCGGGTGCTGACTCACTTTCGTTTGGTAGAGATTCAACAGCAAGCGGAGCTGACT